CTAAGTCATCATCACTTTTAATCAGCACACAACTGCTGAATTGTTTTGTAGGGGTACCTAGGCCAGCGAGCACTGGAGTGGCGAGTGTGAACAATCCGTCACTGGCGCAGGTATAGTAATCTTTAATATATTTTAGTCTTTGACTGGGATTCTCATCGTGGAACACTGTTGCGGCAGCCACCATATAACGGATCTGTGGTGTTTCGTAAATTTGTTTTGTACTACGATTTTTTACAAGATATTTTTCAATCAACTGTTCAATAGCCGCATAACTATATTCTTCGTCTTTCTCGTGATCGATAAACTCTTCCATCTTGTTCCACTCTTCTTCAGTGTACCAAGATAATAGTTCTTCTGTATATAGTCCTGTAGCTACGTTTGTTTTTACAATTTCATATAAATGAGGAACAGCATAATCGCCATAGATGTCTTTGCGTAACATACTCAATCGTTGTTTGCCTGCTACAAATTGATAATTAGTGTGTCCTACTTCTGGCTCGTGTTCTACGTCAATTAGGTCAACGATAGCACGTAGAGTAATTTCGTCAATTTCTCGTGTGCTGATCCCGTCATAAAAATGTGGTTGTGCTTTAATTTCAATCATTGATTGGCTAACATCGGCTATGCCCTGACATACTTTGGCTACCTGATTTTGCCATTTTGTTAAATCCAGTGGTACGATCTGGCCACTGCGTTTCTTAACTTGAATAGTGCTCAATTTGATACCTCTTTTAGTATTTCTCTAATGCTAAATCTGTGTTTGAATATTGATACAACAAATGCAACTGCTTTTCTTCTATTTGTTTTGTATTTACTATTTCGTAGGGCCAGTAATTAAGAATATATTTCCCATCATCTATCCAAACTACAGTGTAACGCTCTTTATCCTTATAATCATAATAAACACGAAGTTCTGTATCAATATTTCTATGATTAGTAAAATATAAAGTATACACTATCCCCAAGGCTTTTGCAACGTTACAATAGTAGTTTTCGGCTAACAATGTCCAGGGCTCTGGCCAAGATTTTGGATCGCTGGGATCCAAATAGTAAGTTACATACGGAGCAGTGCTCCACATATTATTTAATTCTACAACTGCTGATTCTAAAGGCAAGCGACCAAGCTCACTGCGAAAGTCTTTCCACTGCGCCAGTCTATCATTAACTCGCAGATTCCAAAAATTTTGCCACATGATTATGCAAATTTTCTTGGTGAATAGTAGGTTAAGTTAGCGTAGTAACCTGTTCCTGATGAAGTATATTGAATTGCTGCTAAATTACCGCTACTTGAGACTACACTTAACACTATTCCGGTATCGGTAGTTTCGCTGTAGTCATCTTGATATGCAACAACACCATTTAAATTTGTAATTCTCATGGTACCGACTCGATAACTTGTAGCCAATGCGTTAGCAGTAGCTCTTGAAATTGTGTAATCAAGTATATTTGTTGGTGTTGTTAATATTATATTAGCTGTTGATGCTACTGCATTATAATCTGCTAAGCCAACTGAATAGGTTGTAGTAGTTGAATTGGCTTCTAAATTAGCTATATTACCTTGTATAACTGTAATTTCATTTTCAATAATAGCAATATTACCTAAGGCAGCACCAATCGGACTATAGATGGTAAGAATTTCAGTATTGCCGATCTCTGGTGCACCTTCACTTAAGGTTCCGTTACCAATAAAAAGTCTACGTTCGTCGATCGACCATCCCATTTCTCCACTGCCCAATTGGGGTAGATTTTCTTGTAAGCCTCGACGGACTTGAATTTTACTAATTTGAATAACTGCCATGATTTTACCTTAGTTCGTTATTTTGTATTTATGCAAGTTTGTAATACTGCTCAACTCTGTCAAACCAGCGGTCCATCCAAATGTTCCATTCATTACCTTGTAGGACCCAAGTTTGGAATTGTGCTTGTTCAAACAGACCAGGAGATATTTCTTTTGGTGCTACAGCCATCAAGATAGCACCCTGTTTTATATCAGTACCATGGACCTCATTATGAGCGGCAGCATAGGCGCATAATTGTAGGAAATAGTCTTCAATCCACTCGGTTTTCTTGGGTTTATTAGTCTGTTTGTAGTCGATAATCGCTGGGTTACCCTTGTATACTCCACAGGCATCTGTAGTGCCTGCATAGAGTCCCGGAACATATAAAGGCACTTCGATCCCCCATATTTCATCAGCATTTTTAAGCCCGTGTTCTACGATCTGCTGTGCCATATTATGGGCTTGCTTGCTGAACGGATTACTGCCAGGGTCTGGCATAACACGATTATTACGAACATAATCTTCTAAATATTTGTGCATACGAGTACCACGTCCTGCGGCTTCTGTGGTAATCTGCTGTGCCTGTGCGTGTCCTACACGTTTTCGCCAATTTTCAAGAGCTTCTTGTTTTTCTTTAGGTTTGGTTTTATCAAGTATTGTTGTTACACTGGGAACACGTGATCCGTCTGGTAATGTATATAATCGTTTACCTTCAATAGTGTCGCGAGAAATGGGGGTATAGTCGTATTTTTGTATGAGCATCTTATTAGTATATATGACCGTTTAACGAAAGTCAAACAGTAAATGATTCCCCGCAACCGCAACGTGCTTTTTCGTTAGGGTTTTGGAATTCAAAGCCTTCGTTTAGTCCCTGTTTAGTATAATCAATTTCCATACCTTGTAAATACACAAGGTCTTTTTTGTTTATAATAAGAGTAATACCACGATCCTCTATTTCAAGATCGCCTTCAAACATTTTATCAGCAAATTCTAACATGTAAGCAAAACCACTGCAACCACTGGTGCGAACACCAATGCGCATACCAATACCTCTGCCGCGATTGTATAATGCATCTTGCATGTGTTTAGCGGCATTAGCAGTAAGTGTTATCATATCCATTATTTAAACCAACCTTTTTTCTTTTTTTCTAATCTGTTAATGACTGCTTGTTTCTGTTCTTCTAACATTTCATACCATTCAAAGGCTTCTTCTTGTGTACGCCCACAACCTTTACACACTCCTCCAGGAAATTGACAAACACCTACACAGGGACTTTCCACTTTAGATTGTTTCATGTTTCTTCTTGTAATCTGCTATCGCGCTCTTAATAGCATCTTCTGCGAGAACAGAACAGTGTATCTTGACCGGTGGCAGAGCAAGTTCCTCAGCGATCTTACTATTCTTGATCTCTGTCGCTTGGTCAAGCGTTTTACCTTTAAGCATCTCAGTGACGAGACTCGAGCTTGCAATCGCGCTTCCGCACCCATAAGTTTTAAATTTTGCATCTATTATAATTCCATCATGTACTTCGATCTGTAATTTCATCACATCACCGCAGGCCGGAGCTCCAACCATACCGGTACCTACGTCTGGACTATTCTTGTCCAAACTTCCTACATTACGAGGGTTTTCATAGTGATCTAAAACTTGAGCTGAATAAGCCATAGCATAACTCCAATAGTTGAGTATTATACTACAGTATTTATTATTGCTTGTCAAGAGGGATATGTTCTTTATATCGATAAAGTTGAGATTCGTCTATAGAAGTTACATCAAAGTTTGGTTTTGGTAAATTTTCTTGCAATTCGCCCAATGCAGTATGCCATTTAAGATCTTGTGGGCAAAACTCGCATTGTGAGATATGTTGATCTTTGGTAGCTACGAATCGTTGTAATTCTTCTTCACTGCAATCAGCTGACAATGGTCTATAACTATAGAGTAATTCGCGTTGGCGCCCATCTAAGCGTAGATCAAACTGATGATCAAAATCTGGTAAATTACTCATAGCAGGGCATTTATACAATTTACCTTGATACATGGTATGATCATGTTTCATGTCACAGGCCGCAAAGGCTTTTATCGGATTAGATTTATGCAAAATAAAATGGTCGCCTTGTTTTATTACCGCACTTTGATGAAAAGTATAGGCTTCAATTAGTCCCGATCGGTATTTCCATTTTTCTTTTAATTCTTCAGCAGTAGCAGGATCATGTAAACTAACTCCAAACGCTACATTATAATTTTTCCAAAAATCTAAATGATTGGGTCTTTGATAGGTTCCATTTGTTTGTACCATGATTACAGAATCTGGCCATAATCTACGTAGATTACTGACCCATTTTTCAAGATCCGGATTTAGAGTAGGTTCGCCCCCAAGTATGGTTATTCTGGGCAATATTAACCTTTTGCTCCATTTCTCATACTCTTCTGCCAAGTCATCCCAAAGTTGATGGCCTTTAAAATTTAAATCATTAAAACGATTACATCCTCGACAACTGAGATTGCAGACGTTGGTGATGTAGAATTCTACCACAGGAAATAACTTAATCATCTAGTATTTAATAGTATTATAGTGCAGCGCCACGTGTCTTGGCGGCACGTTTAGCCATGTTTGAAACAGTGTCTACAGGCGCAGTTGTAGCATCACCTGTTGGAGTTAATGTAGTTGTAGCATCATTTTCGCTGTCGTCAGCTGATCGTAATTCTACATAATCTTTATTATAACTTTTGATAAGATTTTTTACTGCTGGGTTATTTTCACTGGCTTGAACCAATGCATCATAATCAAATGTTTTGTCGGTGTTAAGTACAAGATTGATTAGGCTCTGTGTTGAGATCTTTGGGGATTGTTGCTTGTCTTTGTAGCGGTTGCGAATAAGTTCCAGAGCCGTTGTTAAATTTGACTCTGGGGTATTCTTTGGACTGTGTATAAACTCATTTAAACGCACGATTATCTTAGTTCGCGGCCGAGTTCTTCTGCGCCACCTGTTGCAGCATCTGTAGCGCCAAAGCCATCAGTTTCGTCAGCATCTAAATCACTGCCTGGAGCTGGTGGTAATTCAGTACTACCACTTAGATCATCGCCTGGCATTGCCATTGGATTGTCAAGTTGCTCACCTGATAATACACGAACGCCATTGTCAACACCTTCACGTGCTGCTTGTAGATTTTGCATCAATGTGTTTAGTGTTTCGCCCACAGCACCTTTAAATGCTTCAGCTTGTTCTGAACCAATTTGGTCACGGATTGAATCAAGTAATTGTGGTAATTGCTCGTTCTGCATTTTACCGACTTTTTCAATAGCGTCTTGAACTGAGTCTACCATGTCTTTAGCAGCCAATAATACTTCAGCATTAGCAACCTCACCTTCGTTTAGTTGTGTGCGATGTTCTTCTAACCATGTGTTTAGGCCTTCTTGTACAGTTAACAATTCCATATAACGTGGATTTGTTTCAGCTGTGTGCAGTACAACACTGTGACGGATTTTGTTTAAATTCGCAGCGATAGTTTCGCTTAGTTTTTCTGCTTTTTCAACAGTAAGATTACTGTAGTTAATAGCAAAACCAAAACGGCTTTCCAACAATTTGTTGATTTTACGTGTTGATTTCACTGACATTTCTGCTAGTTTCATGGTCAAATTCCTATTTAGACTTTAATATATTTAGCCAAGTTTAGGTTTTTCTTAATTTCTTTTTTAACTTGTTCTATGCGATTCATGGTTTCTGTATAGCGTGTAGAATAGTAATTCTCACCCCAATCATCTTGCATTTGTTGTGCTTTTTTATAACGTAAACGGTATAATGCTGCGTCAAATTCTAATTTATTTAATAGACGGTCACTGTCGCGTATATCTTTAGCTAATTGTATTTTCTGTCTATGCAGAGCTATGCAATAGTAAATAGCGTCTTTGCGATTAAAAAAATCAAACAGTTGCTGATTTTCTTCCATCACACGCCAACAGTGATCATCAATTTTTATCACGCGATAATGCCCTACTAAAACATCTGTGCCTATTTGATAACAAAAAGGTAAATCACTGGGATTATTAGCTAATTTAGATAATTCTTCTTGGGTAAAACGCTGTATTTTTTCAATATCGAAGTTACTTGATGAGTTTTTTGTAGTAGATTTTGCCATCGTTATTGGTGCGCAACAACACATCCTTGACTGTTAGATTATTAGCTAACAACTGTTCACGTTCATTGAATTGATTTTTTGCAATAGGAATGTCATCCACAAATTGTTCAAGCAATTCTCTTTCTTCGTTTGTGATAGGTAATAATATTTTATTAGTTAGTTCTACGATCTTCATGCAAGTATTTAGCTTACTTGAAAAGGGCGTGTCCGATAAATCCAATAAGTCCTGCTAGGATCACACCTAATACGCTGACTAGGACGCTGACGTTTTGCTTGCCGCGGCCTTCAAATTTGTCGTCTAGACTTTCCTTGATGCTGACTAGGTAGCCTTCAAGTTTGTCTATACGATGTTCTAAATTTTCTAGTTTAGTTTCCAAGTTGCTGTACCTTACAGCACATATCTCAACGTGGGCTTCTAGATTCTGTTTCTCAATTTCTGTTGGTTTGGCCAT